TTTATTAACTCGCGTACTAAAACGAATAGATGCTGATAATGATTGGTGCTTTGCCAGATGTAGGGAGGTAGAAGCAGATCCGGACTATAGACTTGATTTGTGGGCCAGGGAACATTATAAATCAACGATCATTACTTTTGCCGGATCCATACAGGAAATATGCAAAAATCCTGAAATTACTATTGGAATTTTTTCTTTTAATCGTCCAATTGCAAAATCATTTCTCAAGCAGATCATGACAGAACTTGAAAATAACCATACTCTTCATTGGCTTTTTCCTGAGATCTTCTGGACAAATCCAAGAAAGCAATCTAAGAAATATGGATTTAAGTGGTCTGAGAATGAAGGAATATCTGTTAAAAGAAAAGGAAATCCAAAAGAACAGACTATTGAAGCCTGGGGCGTTATTGACGCACAGCCCACATCAAAGCATTTTGCATTACTTATTTACAACGATATTGTTACTGATAAAACTGTAATGACTGCAACGATGAGAGAAAAAGCGATTGCTGGATGGCGCCTTTCTCAGAATCTTGGTTCAAGAGCTACCAGTTATAGGCAATGGTATGAAGGTACTATTTACCATCCATACGATACATACCATATAATCCGGAAATCTGGTGAAATGTCTGTTGGAGAGTCTGACGATAAAGTTGTGATCAGAGTTATTCCCCGGATATATCCTGCGACCGAAGATGGTAAAGCTGATGGTGTACCTGTATTTATGACAAAGGGTGAACTTGCGGCTAAATACCGAATGATGGGACCTTATATTTTTGCAGCTCAGATGTTATTGGATCCTCTCCAGGAAGATAAACAGGGGTTTACTGTTGAGTGGATGAGATACTGGCCCGCACAAAAGTGGAATGGTCTTAATATAATGATCCTCTGTGATCCAGCATCTAAAAAAGGAAAAAGAAATGATTACACAGTTTTTTTCGTTATTGGCCTTGGCCCGGATAAAAATTATTACATCATTGATATTATTAGAGATAAACTTTCGCTTACCGAAAGAGCGACCACTCTTTTCAAATTACATCAAAAATATCAACCAATCTTCGTGGGCTACGAAGAGGCTGCTATGCAGACGGATAAGGAGCATTTTGAATATGTAATGGAGCAACATAATTATAGGTTTACGATTACTTCATTAAGAGAGGGGCCGAGCCAAAGTAAGAATGCAAGGATACAGTCTCTTGTTCCTCTTTTTGAACAGGGTCGAATGTGGTTTCCTGAAAAACTTGCTTATACTGATTTTGAATACAAAGAACTGGATATGGTTGAAATCTTCTTACAGGAAGAATTTGAAATATTTCCGTTTATTGAACATGATGATATGCTTGATACCCTGGCTAAGATTAATCATAAAGACATATTTATTCCGTTCCCGGAAGGAACGATTGAGGAAGTTTATGGATTTACTGAAGATTCTGCCTTAGCAAATGACGAAGAGGAGTGGGATATATATGCCTAAAACGCTACCAAAATTAAATGAAACGATCAATGAAATTAAGAATGATGCAGTAAAAAACTCACTGAAGGCTGCCAGTAATCATTTGACAGATCTCTCAATCAGGAATATTGTAGACTATATACGAGATCTGGAGGAAAAGAATGCCAAATAAAATAGATTGGAAAGGAATTCCTGGATTAACTATTGAAGTAATTAAGGAATTGACAAAATTACCTGGAGTTATCGCAGAAAAAGCATTTGAATCATTAAGTTCCAGAGAAGGTTCTTTGGCCAAAATAACAGCTGATCAGGTAAGAGCTTTTAGAGATACTGACCAGGGTGATGCTTCTCGTTTAGCAATTCAGAGTGAAGCAGAAGGACGTGTCAGGCCGACAAGAGAAGAAACTTTTGCAGGTATTCCAGCTCAAATACCTGAAGGTGAGACGTTTGCTGGCGATCGCTCTGGCTTTGTACCGATTGAAACACAGAGAGGTATTACCCCAGAAGTATCTGGACAACAGAAAAGATCTTCACAATATACCAGGACTACTGCTTTAAAAGGTACTGCAGGAGATATACTTACAGAAGAAGGCATTTCTAATTTAGATGATGCGGATATTACTGAGAGATATACAGTATTTTTTGGAGAAACACCAAAAGATTCGAGTACAGCGCGTTCAGAATTTTTAGAACTCTTAAAGAGTTTCAGTAAAACTAAAAGTTCTTTACTTGATTAAGGAGTAATCTATGCCTCCCAAATTAGAAGATTTAAATAATAGGTTCGATGCCCTTGAAAGTGAAAATCTTAAACAAAGAGATACGTGGATAGAAATTGCAAAATATACTAATCCATCGATGACATTAAGATTTGATGGTGAAGATACTGATGGAAAGCAATATGCAAAAGATGTTTATGATACGACCGCCATTGATGCTGTAAAGACATTTACTGATGGGATTGTTGGAAATTATGTTTCAAAAAGTGCATTATGGATGGGAATGATGGCTGTAGATCCTGAAGTTAATCGAAAAAAAGATGTTCAGGAATTTCTTCAGGATGTGACCCAGAGAGTATTTGCTGCTTTATCCAGAAGTAATTTTTACAATATGATTTCTCAATACACAACTCTTGGGATAACAATTGCTACTGCAACGATGTATGTTCAGGAAGATCCGCGAACAGGACAGATTGTTTTTTCTGTAAGGCATCCGAGTGAAATTTTTATTGATCAGGATTGGTACGGAAAGATTGATACATGTTTTCGGAGAATAATTGTAACAGCAAAGGCAGCTGGAGATTTTTTCTTTAATGAAAAAAGTAAGTTTTCAGAAGGTTTGACAAAAGCAATAAATGATGATCCTTTTCAGAAGTTTACATTTAGACACGGTGTATTCCCTGCAAAGGGTGAGTATTTTAAATACCCGGGTGTTACTGGTAATCATGCTTCTATTTATTGGGAAGAAGGGGAAGATAGGGAATTAAGTGTAGGTGGTTATGATACATTTCCGTTTGTTTCGTGGAGATACAGACAGGAAGGTAATGAGATTTATGGCCGAGGACCTTCTCATGACGCTCTTCCAGATATTAAAAATGTAAATGCAATGAAACTTGATATTATGAAGTATTCTCAAAAGCAGGGGGATCCTCCACTTAATATTCCTTATGAGATGAAAGGGAAAGTCCGGAATAAACCCGGTGGGGCAAATTATTATCAAGATCCAGGTAGAATTGTTTTTCCTTGGAGTTCTGCATCTAATATTCCTGTTACTCTTGAGCAACTTAAAGATATGCGTAAACAAGTTGAAGATCATTACTATGTTCCATATTTTAAAATGCTTACAGGTCTAACTCAGAGAATGACTTCTTTTGAAGTTTCTGAAAGAAAGAGCGAACAGGCCACATTGATATCAACTCCAATAATCAAATATGAAAGTGAAGCTCTTGATGAACTTCTTTTTAGAGTTTTTGAAATTGAAAGTGCTGCAGGACGAATGCCTGATATTCCAGGCGATCTTCAGGGAGAGGTTACATGGCAATATAACGGTCAACTTGCGCAAGTTCAAATTAGAACGGCAAGAAATCATGGAGTTTATGCAACAATTTCCGATTTGGAAAGGATTGCTCAATTTGCTCCACAAGTAGTTCAGACTTTTAATTGGGATGCGACAGTAAGAGAACTTGCATTAAATAATGGATTTCCTGCTAGGAATTTGCTTACTGAACAGGAAGTTGAGAAAAAACTTGCTGAACAAAAACAATTACAAGATCAGCAAAATCAACTTGCAGCTGCTGAGTCTATGGGGAAGGCCATGCCTGGTCTTAATCAGGAAATTGTTGAAGGTTCACCTGCAGAGGCTCTTTTATGAGTGATATAGGTTCTGTAGAAAGTGATTCTAATCTTGGGCCTTATCTTTCATGGCATAAACACCGTACACTTCTTACAAAAGAAGAACGTATACAACTTGAAACAGATTTTCAACATGCCTTTGGAGATCCTGCAAGTGCCAGAGTTCTAAAGAAGATTCTATCAGATCTTTGTTTCTTTCGGAGATGTGAAACCGAAGAAGAAGTTGTACTTAATAATTATGCAAAGAAACTCTTATCTTACCTGGGTGACTGGGATGTAGGTTCAGAGGATTCTATCATATATAAACTTTTAAATATCTAAGGAGATTTTTATGGGCGAAGAAGATTTTACAGAAGCAGCTGATTGGCAAGCGCAAACCGCTGGAGATAATAAGACAAATGAACGTTTATTCAAACATCGAAAAATAGACGATCTTGCGAATTATGCTTTAGGTCTTGAGGACAAAGTAAGCAATATTCCGGAAAATGCAGTGTATATCCCTGGTGAAAAGGCTACTGATGATGAAAAAACTGCATTTTATAAGGCTTATGGTGTCCCTGAAGGAGTTGATGGATATAAAAAAATTGACACAGGGTTAGATCCCGGTGTAGACTTCACAGAAGAGGATCTTTCGAGCCTCGCTAAAATGGCACTTGAGGAAAAGTTTAAACCCGGGCAGCATGAAGCAGTCCAGAAATGGCTTGTATCATCTGTTAAGGAAAAACTTACCAAAAGAAATGAAGCAATAAAAGTTGAGAAAGCGAAATTGACCGAAGGATTCAAAGAAACATGGGGAGAAGATTACAAAGTAAACTTTGATGCAATGACCAAAGCTACTGAACATTTTGGTGGCGAAGAATTTAAAGTTTATTTAAATGAAAGTGGTCTTGGTAACTTCCCGAAGGTGATAGAATTTCTCGTTGAGAAAGGTTTATCACTTCAAGATGATTCATTATTGGAAGGTGGTAGAGGTGGCAAAGAGGAAGAAAGGCCAACTCAGATTCATTATAAAACAATGGATAATCTTAAGTAAATGTAAAACCTGAGAAACAGGCATATTCGATAACCATAGGGAATCGGATCTGGTAATTGACGGAATTGCTCAAACAAAACTTTTTAGGAGTTTAGGATGGCAACAAAAACGTCAACAGATCCAACCCTATCGGATCTGATTGCACAAACTAAAGACGACGAATTCCTTCCAATCATCGATACGTTGATGGAAGAATTCGAGGCACTTGAAGATATGGTATGGGTCGAATCCAATGGTCCTACAGAACATCTTTATTCACAGACTCTCAATGAACCTGCCGGTACATGGAGATCGATCAATGAAGGTGTGGATCAGGAACGAGCCCAATTCAAACAGCTTAGGGAATCTATGGCCTTTCTCGAATCCTTCTCACAAGTGGATGACAGACTGGTTCGTATCTCTAAGAATAAACAGAAACTTCGTTCAAATCAGGATGCAAGATTCATTGCCGGTATGGGTAAAACCTTTGCCAGTGCATTTGTATCTAACCCTGACAACACTCCACTCGCATCAAAGTCTTTCAATGGACTTCGTACCCGGTTGGATGACCTGTCTGCTGCAAATGTTTATGGAGCTGCTGATACAGGTGCTCTCACCTCTCTGTTTCTTATACAGTGGGGAGAAAACAAGGTTCATATGATCTTTCCTGCAGGCTGGAAACATGGTCTTGCTAAAGAAGATCTTGGACTTGATACCGTTGTCGATGCTGATGGTAAAAAGTACAGAGCGTGGTTGTCCCGATACGAATTGGCGGTAGGACTTGTAATCAATAATACCAAAAACATTGCTCGTATATGTAATATTCTTTCTACAGACGATATTGCAACAAGTGGTGTTGATGATCTGTTGATTCAGGCTCTCAACTTAATGCCGGGTAGAGGGAAAGGTGCCATAATTTATGGTGACATCTCCATGCTGACACAGTTCGATATTGCAGTTAAAGACAAATCAAATGTGAATCTGAGTATTGCAGATGCATTTGGTCGTCAGATCACCACCTTCCTTCAGAGACCTATCAAACTGATCGAAGCAATTGGTGT